AAACGCCTGAAATGGTGGCAGAATACACACGTGCGACAGAACTGCTCGACCTATTAACTGTCGATATGGATATTAAGCAGATGTTTGAGAACGTCATTGAAAGCAGAGAAACATACGGAATATCCTATGTCGAGGTTGTAAGGGATTTTGAGGGAAATGTCGTACAGGTTGAATTCATAAGAGATACCCCCACTATTCGCAAATCCGTTGTCTTTGATGATGTAGTCGAGGTTGATTACTACTACAAGGGCAGCATCATCAAGCGTAAAAAGCGTTTCCGTAAATACTATCAGCAGAAAAATGGTAAAACTGTATATTTCAAAGAGTTTGGGGATCCCCGAATAATGGATTTACGGACCGGTGATTATTTAGCTAATGATAATACAGTTGAGGCGAACTACCACGCTAATGAAATATTGGAGTTTTCTATCGGCACAAACGATTACGGAAAAGTACGCTGGGTAGGTCAAATTCTTGGAATAGACGGAGCGAGAAAGGCAGAAAACCTTAACAATCGTTATTTCGAGGAAGGCAGACACACACCTCTTGCTATTATCGTCAGAGGTGGAACGCTTTCGGATGAAAGTTTCAAGAAGCTCCAGACGTATATGAATGATATCAAAGGCGAAAACGGACAACACGCTTTTCTTGTGTTGGAGGTTGAGGATAGCGAAGACAAGGCAGGCTTTGAAACCGATAAGAAACCCGATGTCGAACTCAAAGACCTTGCATCCATTCTTCAGACCGATGAGTTATTCCAAGGTTATCTTGATAATAGCAGACGAAAGGTGCAGTCCTCTTTCAGATTGCCCGACCTTTACGTTGGTTATACTACGGATTTCAACAGAGCAACTGCGCAGACGGCTATGGAGGTTACAGAGGAACAGGTATTCCAGCCGGAACGTGAAAGCCTTGAATGGATTATAAACAACAAACTTCTCAACGGGTACCAATTCAAATATGTCAGAGCATATTTCAAGAAACCCGATATTTCTAATCCTGATGATTTGGTTAAGATACTCAATATCGTAGAACGTGCCGGAGGTCTTACACCGAATAAGGCAAAACAAATCGGCTTGGAAGCTATCGGCGAAGTATCCGAGGATTACGAAGGCGATTGGGGAAATATCCCTCTTGCATATCAAAAGACTACTTCCTCCTCTGCTCCTGCACAACCTCTTGACGGTGAGTTTGTTAAGGCACAAGTCGGAGAGGCAATATTAAAAGCAGAGAGCAACAACGAAATGGAACTTGTTGCAATAATGAAGGAGGTCCGTGCTCTTCTCGAAAGGAGCGGGGATGATGTGTAAATGTAAAGGCTTATTGAGTGCCATAAACGCATATATTCAAAAAGCAGATAACGACCTTGAGGAACAGCTGACATCAGAAGGTTATGCCGATGCGGAATTAACTGTTGAGGCTGCATCCGAGCTTGAGGAAAAGCTTGCAGATGCCCTTAAGATTGAAACTGCTCTTTTTACAGGGGATTTAACAGATGTTATAGACCTTGAGGAATTCTATGCTGACAGGTGGCCCGAAATAAAGGGTGCAGATGATGTCGATGCGGCATTGGCACAGGCTTTCAAAGAAGAATTTGAAAAGACTATGCCGCAGTTTATATCGTCATATATCCAGGACAGCGATTCGGAGCTTACACTTATGCAGACGAGCAAGCGTACAACTGCTTGGATTAGTGAGTGGAGCGAAGAACTCGGGCAAATTATGAAGTTGAACTCTGCCGATGAATTTGAACGTATCCTCATTGAAGGTCTTGACGAAGGATATAGCGTTGAGAAAGTAACCCGAAAGGTTATGAACAGCGGTATTCGTGATGAATACTACAAAGCACGTAGAGCATCCCTTACCGAAATGTTAAGAGCTCATTCTGTTGCCAGACAGGAAGGTATAATGCAAAGTCCGGCAGTAGAAACAAAGACGTGGGTACATTCCGGTACCTACAAAATAAAGCCTCGACAAAATCACGTTGATATTAGTGGTCAGACTGTTCCTAAAAATCAGCCTTTCACATTAACCGGTGCAGACGGTCATACATATAATCCAATGTATCCAAGAGATAGAATTCTCCCTGTTGGTGAAACTGCGAACTGTCATTGTATCCACAGAGGTAATGCTTCTGACGATATTCTCGGAATGTCCCTTGAAGAACGCCAAGAACTTCAAAGACAGGCAATCGAAGAAGACGACGGAGCATGGGAGAAAGAACTTGATGCAAGAAACAAAGCAAAAGCCGGCATAAATGAGGAAACTATCAAAATGGATTGGTTGAAAGGCAAGACCAAGCAGGGACAGATTAACTATCTCGGCAGTAAAAGCCGCTGGGCTCTTGTTGAAAGCGGTGTAATTACCGATGATGCAGGTCTTTCGCAACTGTATCAGACGACAAAAATATCAACAGGAAAGAAAATAACTACTCGCAAAACCTTGAAATCTTTGAAAAAAGATGGTATAATTACAGTATCAAGGTACAAGGATTCGTCAGGCAAGCTGAAAGATCCGTATAAACATTCGACTGAGGGAGATTTTTCAGCGACCAAAAACCCGAAAAAGCCTGCCGGTGGTAAAAACGGCGGCAATATGACAGGCGGCGGACACTCTCAAAGTAATATTAAGAGGCTTGACGACAAAGGCATTGCATATTCTGTTACCAAGACGTACAAAAATGGTGTTCGTATTGGTGGCGTTGAAAACCACACTACCCCGAATAAGAGATTATCACAAAGCGGTCAAGCGTGGTTTCCTGCATCTTGGACGGATGATGATGTTCTTGTTGCAGGCACTTATGTTGCCAATAAGCCGGAGGTTACCATAACGAAATACGGCAGCTCGGACACAGTTGTCGGTTACGAAAAATATGGTCGATACAACGGCGTTACAGTCGGTGTTTACGTAGATACCGAAAACAATGTGGGAACAATATTCCCAGATGCACAACAAAGAAAGGTGGGAGATATTAAGTGAATACGCAAAAAGTTTCTGAACTGCTCGATTACAGAAGAACATTGTGCGGCGAAGAGCCTTGGTTTGAATCCGAATATCTCAAACCTATGATGGAAGCTCTTGGGGATGATGAAGAAGAAATCAAGGAATACATCAAAGGATGTAATGACGAGGACCTTCTCTACTTCACCGAATTGTTTGAGTATATTTACGAAAAGTTTCCGAGTGACGAGATGTGGGATTTTCTCGATGAACTTGAAATAAAAGCAGGTATGCACGATTGAGGCTTAAATGCCCTTAAATGCTCTGTAACGGTTTAAGAGTATAAACACATCAAAATTATTATTAAGCGTCCTCAACGTCAAATTAGAGGGCAAAGAGGACACGTTAAAACTTAATACTGTTAAAAAGACCGACGTCAATTACTGATTGTCGGCTTTTTTAATATTTGCAGTCTATTTTAGGCTGCTTTTTTTATGCCTATTTGAAAGGAGGTGAAAAGAGAAATGGATGCAATTCAGAAAGCATTCGCGATTTCGGATGCAAAAATCAGTTTTGTTTCGCTTGTTAATAAAGCGGCCAACAAGAAACAATTTTTGATTACGAAGGCGGAAAACGGCTCGGCTAATTTCCTTTCAAACGGAATGATTCTCAAAAGCGATGCTGACAGTCACTATGTAACCGGTGTTGTTTATGCTCCTATGGAGGAAGACGCTCACGGGAACTATATGACCGAAGAAGAAATCAGAAAATCTGCTTATTGGTTTACCAAGAACGGAAATCAGATTGATATTCAGCACGAATTTGAGCCGATTGCTGATGCGGTAGTTGTTGAAAGCTGGATTGAAAAGGCTGATACAACAATCGAAGGTCAGCCAATCAAAAAAGGCACGTGGCTTATGACGGTAGAACTTCCCGATGATAGCGACGCTTGGGATTCCATTCAGAAAGGAGAGCTTACAGGCTTTTCAATGGGTGGTGTCGGCAAGTATAGCGAAGTTGACGATGATATTTCTGCTCTTGAAAAATCCGCAAGCACTTCCGAACAGAAGGGCATATTTGCGAGGATTGCAAAGGCTCTCGGCTTTGAGGTGGTGGAAAAAGGCACAGTAGCAGACAAATTCAAGCAGAAGACACAAAGAACATTGTTCTGGGATGCTTGGTATTCGTTGCAGGAAACCTTGTGCAGATACAATTATTTTACCGATAGAGACGAATTCGAGACCAACGAGAGCGTCATCAGAGAAGCATTGGAGGAATTCTCCGAAATCGTAATCAATACCCTTGCAGAGAAAAGCTTGACGAAATCTCTGTTGCCTGTTGAGGGTGCCATAGAAAAAGCAGGCAAAAAGTTAAGCACGAAAAACCGTGCAGCATTAGAAAAT